GGCGAGTCTTGCGTTCCCGTGCCTTGGGAATTGCCGGAAGAGCTTGTGTCTGAAGTTCCCGAGCCGCTCTGGGAGCTGGAGGTGTTGCCAGTGTTGGTCTGACCGCTGCCTTTGTTTTGAGACACCTCTGCGGGACCGCTGCCTTGGCCGTTGTAACCGGAGCCGCCGCTCAATAACGACATCAGACTGCGCTTGGGAGGCGCTTCCCCGCTGCCCTGGGTGAAGTTCGGAAGCGCGCCCGCGCCGCCGCCGCTGCCCGCGCCGCCCAGTTTTTTAGAAGAGCCGGAAGAAGAGCTGCCGCCAAAATAGTTCGCAGCGCCGCCGGCAGCGCCGCCGGCGAAAGCGCTGATGCCGGCGCTCCCCTGTGAGGCTCCTCCCCATGTGCCGCCGCCGCCGAAGCCGTGGCTGTAGCCACCAGTCGATCCGCCGCTAAAACCGCCCGCCCCGCCGCTGACGCCGCCTGCTAACAGGGCCGTGGAGCCTCCAGGACGGCTCCAGGACGCGCCGGGAGAGCCGCCCGCGGTAAACCCTCCGCCTCCGCCGCCCGCGTTACCTGAGCCGCCACCGAAGGCCGCGCTCCCTATCTGAATATCCGCATGGGAGATGGCGATCGACTTTTCGGCGTGCGCGCCGCCTGCGCTTTCGCCCGGAGACGCTCCGGAGCCTTTCTTGCCGCCGAAAAAGCTGCCGAAGTAGCCCAGGATGCCGCCCTGGGGCGGAGCTTGGATCGGATTGCCTGCGGCATCTTTCTTCTGGCCGTGCTGCTGGACGTGCTGCCACGCATCCGCGGCCAGTTGGCCGGCCATCTTCGCGCCCTGTTTTTCCGCCTCTTTTTCCAGGCTTTGGAGCGGATGCTGCCAGTTCTCGAAAAGCGAGGTGAACTCGCCGGCCATCTTATCCCGCGCCTGCTTTGAAGCCTCGACCATCTCCGCGTTGGCCTCTTGATGCGCGGCGATGGAGCGACGGTTGAAATCGTCCTGGGAGATGAGCTGCGCGTCCAGCTCCTCTTTGTATTTCGCCAGGCGCTCGTCGAGTTCAACTTTGATGGCTGCGGTTTTGTTTTTCTCGGCCGAGAACAGCTTGGCCCGCGCCTGTGTTTCGATCTGCGCCGTCTCCTGCTCATTGCGCCGGGCCAGATCCGCAGTCTGCCCGGCCGCGCCCGCGTTGATGCCGGCGACTCCCCGCGCCAGGTCTTCGGGCCTTCCGCCGTTTTTGTCCAACTCCTCCTGGAGAGAGCGAATCTGGTTTTGCGCCTCGGCGCGGATGCGCGCGAAGCCTTGCAGCTCACGGGCGGCGCTCTGGCCGACGATGGAGTCCACGCGCTCAGAAAAGGATCTATTCAGCTCGTCGACCTGCCGCGCGGTCTCGTCATTGACCGCTTTGATCTCCGCCAGGCGCGCACCGGGATCGTTGGTGGGCTTATCGTAGACATCCTCCAGCCGGTTGCGGCCCTCCTGCTGGATGCGCGCCATGCCGGTGAGCCCGGCGAGCTGGGTCTCCTCGCGCATCTTCTGGACGGCGCGATTCTCGTCGTCCAGGCGCTTCATCTGCTCGTTGTGGTACTTCGTGTGGACATCCTCGACGGCCCGGGCCGACGTGATGCCTCGCCGTTTGAGATCCTCGATCGCGTACGCTTCCTGCCGGTGATAGAGCGCCGAGCCGCGCAAGCCCGATTCGATCGCCTGCTCGTGGAGACGCGCCAGCTCCGCTGTATCGTCCTTTTCCTTGCCCGCGTGCTTGTCTTTTTGATCCGCAAGCTCGGCGTCGGCTTTGATTTGAGCTTTGAGGACGGTGGCCTTTTCCTGGGCGGCGCCGGATTGAGGCCCCACGCTCAAACCAAAGCGCGAGTCCTGTTCGTTGTTGTAACGCCGTTCCTCCGCTGCGGCCTCGCGTGCATTCTGAATCTGCGCATCGTGCTTGGATTTGGCGTCTTTGGCGGCTGCATCGCGCTTGGCTGCGCGCAGTTCGTTCTCATCCATCATTTGCTTGTGATATTGGCTTGAGTCGCTGTGCTGCAGCGCATCCAATTTTCTCTGTTCTTCAATTGCCTTAGTTTGAAGGTCGTCCACTTTTGTAAATTGGTTATATATTTCCATTGTAGGGCCGGCGAAGGGGACCAAACTGCGCCAAGTGATCGAGGGCGTGCCCATCTCGAGGGGTCCGCTTCCGCTCCGGACCTTTTTCAGTTGGTCTGAATATCGCTTAAGCGAATCGGTGCAGTCGTCGATGCGCGCCCGCGTGGTCTCGATGGAATGGGTATCGCCAAAGGCTTCGTTTCGGCTTTTTTCCATCTCGGCGTTGTATTCCCGAACCGCCTTCGGCAGCGCGGTCAGCCTATCCCAGAGCTTCTCCGCCCCGCGGATCAGAGCCTCGAAAACCATGGCGCCGATCTGGATGGCGCCCAGGCCGATCATGGCCGTGCCCACAGCGTTGAGCGCCGACTGCACGGCCGGGACGCGCGAGAGCAGGGTCTGCATGGCGCGCGGCAGGCGGATACCGAACTCCTCGGTGAGCAACCGCGTCTTCTCCCGCGCGGAGAGCGCGCCCACGCCCATCTGATTCATTCCCGCGCTTACCTGGCCACCGGAGCGCGTTCCGGCCGCGCCGAGCTTTTGGATGTTCTGCTCCACGCCGCCGATCACCGCCGCGGAGTTGGCGTCGGTGACGTTGACCACAATCTGAACGGCGCTGGCCTCTAAAGCCATGGGTCAACCCTTCTTCCGCCGGAACTTGGCGCCGCAGCCGGGACACACGGCTCCGAAACGATTCTGCTGGCGCAGCCCGCAGGCGCTGCACGCCGGATGCTTCCCCTCAAAGGCGGAACGCGCGCGATGGAGGGCAATGAAACCCTCCGCCTCGCAGAGAGCCAGGTCTCGAACGGCAAAGGCAACGCCTGCCTGGCGAAGGGCGTCGAGGTGAAGCAGGTAGTCTGCAAAACAGTAATAGCCCCAGGCCAGCGATCGCGGCTTGACCTGGCGCTCCATGCGCTCGACGGTTTCAGCGCTCGCGCCCGCGGACTGGCTCCGGATGAGGGCGCGCGCGAAGTCGCTCTCGAAGATCTCTTCGAGAGCGAGCGCCACGCCTTCCGGGTCTTTCCAGACATCGATCACTCTTCCTCTTCAACCTTCGGCGCGGCCGGCGCGAAGAGCAGGTCCACGGCCGAGACTTTGTGGTAGGTGTCCATGAACTCGACGATGGCTTCATGATCGAGCGCCGCATTGCCATCCACGGTGTAGCCGCCGGTGCTCACGATCAGCTCGTCGTAGAGGTCGGCGAGCGTGGCCTGCGCGCCCATCCATTGCGTCTTGCCATTGCGGCTGCCTCCGATCACGCGGGAGCGGCTGCTCGCGCGCGAGAGGAGGCGCTGCTGCTCGGCCGTGGGCGTCTTGAAATCGTGGCGCAGGCCGTGAAGGCGGCGCATCACGCCATCCTCGCCGGCGCCCCAGACAGCATCCAGAAAAACAGACTCCGCCCCCAGCGCGATCTGCGCCTCCTCGTCAATTTCACTGGCGGAGACGCCGATGATGGAGTTGGCCACCGCCAGGCGGTGGGAGAGAGGCAGGAGCGCCTTCCAGCCCTCGATCTCGGTGATGCTGATTTTGCCGTCGGGCAGCGCGTAGCCTTCGGCGGAGACGAGGATCTGCTCCACCAGCTCGAGGCGCGCGGTGCTGGAGTCGAAGCTGTCGATGCGCTTGCCGCCCTGGTTTTCAGAGGTGGAGAGGATGCCCTCGAAGTAGCGCAGCCACTGCTTTTTGAGGATCCTGCCGATGGTGAGCCGGTACTGCTTGCCGCGATCCTCGATGACGATGAGGCGCGGCGCTTTGAGTTCGATCGATGCGGACATGGGATTCCTTCTTTCGCTTGGGATTTTGATCTTCGGATGCAGCGAGAGGGTTGAAGGAACCCTTTGGTTCTTGAAGCCCGCGCAGCCCTTGCGGAACTTCACCGCGGCGAAGGGATGCCGCGGGCAGTGCGGAAGCGGTAAATCCCGGTAATAACCGGGAAAAAGAAGGGCGTGCTCCATGCGCAGAACGCGCCCCGGAAGAAAATCGTTACGCCGGCACCAGGTAGGCGGCGATGTTGTTGGTGACGCTGAGGGAGATGGGAGGAACGCCCGCGGCCTGGTAGTTGGTGGTCTCGTCGTTCTCCACCTGCCAGACCACCATGTCGCCGTCGTAGCCTATTTTGGCGGTTTTCAGGTGCATCTGCGGAATGGAGATGGTCATTTGCGACGACGCCCCGGAGTTGACGGCCAGCTCGTAATCGCACGCCGTATCGCCGGAGAAGCGGCCATAGATGTCGTCGGTATCCTTGGCGGCGAAGGTCGTCGACACAGAGAATTTCGGGTTTCCCTTGCGCACGAAGATGCCATAGAGGCCGCCGCCGGGAGCCCTGTGGACCACCAACTGATTTTGCAGTTTGAGAGTCGTGCTCATGTGGCGGCCGATGAAGGATGCCGTATCGCCCACCGGGCCGAAGGTGAGCGCCGCATCGGAGCCCAGCAGGAGGGTCTCGGCGGGAGCGGCAGGCAGTGAGGAGAGGCTGTGCGCGATCTCGATGCCGGTTCCCGCCATGCTCAGATCGGCCATGATGGCGCCCGCCTCGTTGATGGTGAACGTCACTTCGTCCAGACACATGTCGGGGTAGACGTGATGCAGGTCTTCGGTGTCTTCCACGTAGATCGAGGTGGGCACCGCGGTGCGCGTGGTCTCGTCGAAGGTGAAGGCGTGGGTATAGATGCCCGGGGCCAGGGCGTCCGAGAGGCCCGCGCCCACCATCGTCGGAGCGCCCGTGTCTCCGCCCGCGGCCGCGAAGGTCATGTTTTTCCCAGGTCCATCCAGCGTGGCCACGATGCCGTAGGCCGAGTGGGTCACGTTGATGTTGTTGAGCAGGTGGGCCATCGTGTCGGTGGTTCCCGACGTGCCCAGGGTGATCGAGTAGGCTGTGACGCCGTCCCCCTTCACGCCGGAGAGCGTGCCGGTCAGGATATCGGTGGCGTTGGCGACCGTCAACGTCCCGGCAAGCGATGCCAACACCGGAGCGGGTTCAGCAGTGGTGACCGTATCGGTGCCCATCAGGAAAGCGAGCATGTATCCGGCCAGCCAGGGCGAGAGTTCCGCCTTGGCGTCGCCGAATTTGGTGTCGTAGCCGGTGATCTGGCCGTCGGTGGCGAAGGCCGTGCCCTTGCCGGCGTAGGCGATGTCGGATCGCCGCGTGATGATGCGCTCCAGCGCCGCCGCGCCGTCAAAACGCTGGCGGTAGGTCAGGTTCGCATCAGCCAGACGCGTATTCCACGCCGCCTGCGAATTGATGCTGAGCATCAGGTTTCGAGCTGTCTTCCACTGGGAGCGAAAATTGTAGGGACCGGGCATCACTTCACCTCAGGTTCAGTTGCGGCCGCGTCGGCGGCCGAGGGGTTGTTTGGAGCAGACGCAGGCTGAGCGGGCGCGTCCGTGTGGCTGGCGGCCGGCGAAATGACGCGCGCGGCTCTTAGGCTGGCGGCTTTTACCGGCGGCCGCGCAGCCGGAGCTTCCGGAATAACCTCCAGAATCGGCTGCCCGTTGCATGTTTTGACCGGGAAGCCGCGCCGCCATTCGCTGCTCAGCACGCGCACCGGCGTGCCCGGCGTGAAGGTGTAGTCGTAATGGCCGTTGGCGATGCGCAAAGACGCGCCCTGGCCGCAGAAGGCGATGCCGGCGGACGATAGTTGCAGGTCAACAAAGTCAGAAGTTGTCATGATCCAAACCTCGCATTCGGGCCGTCGTACTGCGCGATGCCGGAGATTTCGATGGTGATGGCGAAGAGCTGATCCACCGGCCCTCCATCGTCGGGCAGCACCAGCGCGACATCCTTGATCTCGATGGGCATGGAGCTGGAGCCGTCGGCGAGCGCCAGGCGCGCGCCGGCAAGCTGATTGAGGGCAACGGCGACCAGGCTGAGGATTTGCAGCCGCTCGTCGGCCTTCGACCGCAAGCTGGACACGAAGCACAGCACATGGAAGAGCTGGCCGTTTTCATAGGTCAACTTCTGGTTGTCGCGCAGGTTGCGGAAATGCGCGCCTCCAAACTCGACGCGGATGGAGGGAGGCTTCAGCGTTAACTGGCCCTGGTCGTTGAAGTCCTTGCTATTGACCGAATTCACGTCCACCAGCACGGGAGCTTCTTCCGTTCCATAGGCCGCGGGCATGACGGATTTGAGCAACGCGATCAGCGCGGCCTCGACGTAATCCACGCGGAACTGTGAAGGGGAGCCGCTCACTGCTCGCCTCCCAGCCCGGCCGCGGCGGCGGCGCGGCGGATGTAGCCGTTGACCAGGCTCTGAATACGGGCTGGATCCTCGGGACGGAAGACGAGATAGGGCCGCGCGGGAATGTTCTGATGGCGCGCGTGGCCGGCGACGTGGGAGAGGAGCCGGTTGCGCGGCCCGGCGATATTGCGCACGCGATTCCCGAGCCGTCCCTTGCCGAGAGCGGCGGAGAGCCGCGCGCGCCCGTGTTCCTTGACGTTGACCGTGGCTTCCTGCATGGCCCTGGTGCGCGGGCCGAAGCCAATGGAGCCGCGATCGCGCGAGCCGAACTGGTGCACGGCCGCATACTTCACGTTGGTCGAGAGCATGACCTGGTCCGGAGAAGTCTGCGCGATTCCGATCGAGTTCAGGAGCAAGCCTGTGTCGATGAGCAGCTTGTGGCCGGCGCCGTATTTCTTCGGATCGCTGCGGATAGTGGACGGCGCGAGCCCCATCCAGGAGTGCGCCGGCGAGCCTTCCTCGCGGAAGGTGCGCCGGATGGAGACAAGCATGGACATGCCGATTTCCTGCATCAACTGGCCCTTCTGCGCCAGCGACGCGCGGAACTTCCCCAGCGAGACTTTGAGGTTGGCGTCGTCGATGCGGACCACTTCGGCTGCCATGGCTATACAAAACCTTCCAGATTCCTGTCGCTGAAGCGCAGATCGCGGTCTTTGCGCGAGATCTCCGGGCCGCCGCGCGAGGTTTGAGGCGTCTCGCCCACCGGCTGATCGAGCGAAGCCCTGACGTTGGAGATGTCCTTCAAAAACGCGATGGCCTGGTCGAAGCGGTCTTTCACCGTCTCGCCCATGTTGGTTTCGCGGCGCCGCGAGAAGAGCAGGTAAACCGCAATGTCCAGCGTCAGCCCGACTACGTCGTTAGAGGTTTGCAGCGGCGTGCGGTAGCGCGCCCGGCAGTAGCTGTCCACGCGCCCCGAGGCTTCCTCCAGCGCCGCCAAGACAACCGCCGCGTTGATCTCCCCGGTGTTGTCGTCGTCGGTCAGCTCGGTCAGGTCCTTCACCGTCATGCGAAGGGGGACCAGGTCGGATTGTGTTGCGTAGGCCATCGGCACCAGTTGTCAGTGGTCAGTGGTCAGTGGTCAGTTACTTGACCAGCTTGAGAAGCTCGGCGGCAACGTGCGGAGCGGCATCTTTCGCGCTGAGCGGCACGATCTGGCCCCTCACCAGCAGCTTGCTGTTGTGAAAAAAGTTTGCGTGCACAAGGTAGGATGTTTCAGCGGATTTTTCGTTGGCGGCCATCGGAGGTCCTTTCGTTTCGGTTTCAGATTCGCTTGAGGCGCTGCACTCTCAGGCCGCGCCTTAAGCGAGTTCTTGAGATACGCGCCTTAACTCTCGCGGGTCTCGGTGGTCTTCACGTCCTTCGCCGGCTTCGCGTCGTCGTGGGTTTCCGTGGTCGTCACGTCCTTCGCCGGCTTCGCGTCGTCGTGGGTTTCTGTGGTCTTCTCGGTGTGGGTGCTGTCTGCCATCGTTTTTTCTCTTCTCTTCAGTTTTGGCTTTCATTCTCAAAAGAGGCGCGCCCTCGTTGGAAGCGCGCCTCTTTGTTCAGCGGGTTATGCCGTGCCTCAGCCTTCGAGCAGGCCCGGCAGGGTGACCATGGTGGGAGCGGTGTGCAGGCAGTTGAGGAACGGGAAGCCCGTCTCGGTCGCCGTGGCCTTTGTGTCGTAGTACCAGTCCACGCTCTGCCAGTAGGTCTTCCGGTCCAGCTCGGGATCGAGCCACTCCAGAACGCCGTAGCCGTCGATGGTGCCGGGAGCCGCCGGCATGGCGACGTTGTTGCCATCGCTTCCGGGAATCTGGCCGCCCGCCCAGACGAAAGTCTTGGCGCAGCTCACGTCGTCGCGGGTGGCGCTGGGGCTGGCGTAGCCCAGGAAGGCGTTGCTTCCCCAGATCCACGAAGCGGTCATGTTCTGCGAGGCCTTGATCGCTCCGGCGCGCACGCACTTGACGCCGAAAACGCTGCTCAGCTTGTCGATGTCGATGATGCCGAGCGTGTTGGTGTACTTGAAGCGGTTGGTGATGTCGGGGTGGTTCTTCAGCGCGGCCACGCAGGGGCTGGAGAGCGCTAGCGCCATCTGGTCGTCGGCGATACCCGCCTGACGCACCAGCTCCTTGGCCTCTTCCACCTGCACGATGGGATGCGAACCGTCCGTGCCTTCTTCGGGCACGGCGGGATACACGTCCCACTGATTGTTCGAGCCGGAAGAGAGATCGACGCCGTTGGGGAAGTTGGAGAGCGAGAGCAGCAGACTGGCGATCTCATTCTCGCGCGAGCGCCGGATGCGCCCGATCAGGTCGCCGGTCAGATGTTGCTTGGTGCTGAAGCCCAGGCCCAGGCCGTAAGCCTCTTCCTCGAAGGCCACCGAGCCCTTGAGGGCGTGCGACCGGCAGAAGTAATTGCTGGTCGAGTACGAGCGCCGGATGGTGCCGGCGCTCGCGCTGGGCGCGCGCAGCGTGGATCCGGGGATGATCAGGTTCTGACGATCCCAGATCAGGTAAGGGAAGGACTGCCGTTCGACAGGAACCCTCGGGCAGAAGATGTCGCCGACCAGCGCGACCTGGTCATCGGCGAATTCCTTCGCGTAATTGCTCAGGGCTACATTCGGAAACCCTGCTGGTGCCAGACCAACGTAACCGCCCATTTTTCAGTTCCTCCAGGCCGCAGTGGCCGATGAAATCGTTCTTCGTGTTGCGCGGGCGGCGCGTGGCCGCCCGGTTGAAATCGTTAGCTCAGGATTACTGGAGTCGGGCCGGTGAGGCTTTTTACCATCCACTTGCAGCCCACAGCAACTAACTGAATGCCATCGCCAACCGCGGCGAAGGTTGCATAGCCGGTGGTTGCCCCGATGATGATCCCGGCCGAGGCGTGGACCGTGTGCGCGTGAGCCGTTTCGGCTACGATGTACAGCTCGGTGCCATCCTGCGCCGCCGTCGGCGTCGCCAGGGTCATGGCCAGCGCGCCCGCGCTGCCCAGGCCGTAGATTCCAGAGACAACCGGAATCGCGGTCGAAGTCACTTCATGAGTGACCTCGGTCAGCTTGGCGTAGTTGTCCAGCGTGGCCGAGCCCACAAGAGATATGAGATTCCAGATCCCACCCACCGCTTGCAGGAACACGCCATCGCCTTCCAGCGCTAAGGTCACGATATGGCTGGTGCCGTTGATCTTG